TTATAAATCTTTATTATCGGCCTGCTCATTCATTACTCGCGCCTTTCTGTACTTTTTCTGCTGTGCTTTCTTCTGGCGTTTTTCATAAATCTCATGAATCCAGTCCTTAACCGGAGCTTTCCATGCTTCGCTTTTATTCGGTATATTCTTTATAAGACTTTTAGGATTAAGCCCTAACTCCTTGGCTATCTTTATATCTTCCTCGTTGAGCCAGCATTTCTTTTTTGCCTCCGCCCATAATTCATTGCTATATGCCACATGCATCCCTCCCAGCTACTGAATATCGCCTTTAACTTCCTTCATTATTTTTATATATTTATCTTTATTATATATCTGAAATTGACTGTGGAATTTTTTCCCACTCATCATCAATAAATCTCCTTATTTTATCAACCGCCGCCGGAGAAAACGCAAATGTATAAAACAGGCTTTCATTTGTTTTATCATCCTTTATATACGGATAAGGCAAAATACTCAATGAGGTATACGAACGCAGCTCGTCATTACGTAATATATTGAAAAACTCATGCATCTGCATATCTCCACAATAAACCATTGCTTTTTCTTCTGAAGATATGATAATGCCGTCAAAACAATCTAAACCGCCGAATTGATTAAATATCTTTATCGCATTCAGCCTGACCTTTTCAATCTGTGTGTCCGTTCTCCATCTGGTCTTGGGGAGCAGCGCCATATACTTTTGCATAATATATTCGTTTTCTTTCATATTAAAATCATAAGTGTAAGGAATTTCATATACAACAATCTCTTTTGAGGCAAACAAAGTATAGAACAGTTCCGCATAGTCTGGCGGATCAGAACCCAGCCCTCCAAAATGCGCATATGAGACCATTGCGCCTTCTATTTTTTCCATAACCGATAGGAACTCGTCCTTATTGGAAAATGTCAATTGGCCCATACTGCACCGTCCTTACGCTTTTTTCCTTTCATATAATATAGCATATTATAATGTTTGCGCCACCAAGATTTATTATACAGCATTTTGGAAAATAATGCAATATTTTTTATTATTTTAGCATAATCTGTACAATATCCGCCTATCTCAGTTTCAGTTTTAACCTGCCGGTTTCATTGATAAAAATGCAATAATCGTCATCCAGCGAATCTATATATCTTGAAATCACCTTCGCAGATGAAAGTCTGAATCCGCTTCCTGCCTTGCATGCGAAAATGAAATAATTTTCAAATTCCAAATCATGCGATACTTAGAGCAGAAAATCAGATAAGTGCCTGCGTAGATGATAGAGAAACTCAAATGCAATCAATTTCCACACCCGACTTAAATAAAATAACCAGTTTATCCTCATATACAGTAATCTTCTCAATCAGCTGCCGCGCCATTTTATCATCATATTCCGTAAGCAACCCTGATTGATTATTCAGGAACTTAGTCATTTCTGTTATCCTCTGCCGCTTTGTCAGCAGGCCTGCGTTTTGCTCCTCCGCTTTTTGCTTTTCTTCCCGAAGCCTGTGAATTTCACCCGCAACCCTGTCATAATCCGCCTTATCGGAAGCAAGCCGGATCAGTTCTTCCTGCAACTCAGTAAGTCTGGCGTCAATATCATCCGTATTTGTATCCAATTTCTCACCGAGCGCCGTTTCTATGTTATTTTTAAGAATGTCTATAAATTTATCTTTATCAGCAATGACTTGATTGATTGCGTTCACGACTACGTTATGCAGGTCGGTTTCATAAATCGTGGGCAGCGAGCAGTCTTTTCCGTTTTCCTCCAGCCTTGATACGCACCGCCACACAATGCTCTTTTTGCCCCGGTTGTTCCAATGCACCCTGCGGTAAACTTCGCCGCATTCGCTGCACTGCATTAAATTGGACAGCGCGTATTTACCGGTATAAATCCGTTTTGAACCGTTTTCTTCATTCTTTAAATTTGCACGCCGTGCTGTTTCCTCCTGTGCCTGCATGAAAAGTTCCCTCGGAATAATTGCCTCATGGCTGTTTGTTACATAATACTGCGGCATAATACCGTGATTTACAACCCTCTTTTTGCTAAGAAAATCTACGGTATATGTTTTCTGCAGAAGAGCGTCGCCGACATATTTTTCGTTCATAATTATTTTCCGCAGCGTTTCGGGTCGCCACTTTGGGTTTCCCGCCGCCGTCAGAATTCCGTCCGCTTCAAGCCCTCTGCCGATCTGCGTCAGGCTCGCCCCTTCGAGGTATTCTCTGAAAATACGCTTGACAATCTCCGCTTCCTTGGGTTCAATAACCAACTTCTTATTATCATCCTTGGTATAACCTAAAAAACGGTTGTGATTCACCTGAATCTCGCCCTGCTGAAACCGGTACTGAATCCCCATTTTGACATTCTGGCTAAGTGACTGGCTTTCCTGCTGTGCCAGCGAGGACATAATAGTAAGCATCAGCTCGCCCTTGCTGTCGGTGGAAATAATATTCTCTTTCTCAAAAAATATCGGTATATTTTTATCTCTCAGCTTCCGCACATAATTTAAACAATCAACAGTGTTGCGGGCAAATCTGGATACCGATTTGGTTATAATATAATCTACCTTACCTGCCATGCAGTCGTCAATCAGCCTGTGAAACTCCATTCTCTTTTTGGTATTCGTTGCCGAAATACCCTCATCCGCGTAGATTCCGGCAAGCTGCCACTGCGGATTATTTTTTATAAACTCCGTATAATGCGTCACTTGCGCCTCATAGCTGGTCAGCTGTTCGTCGGTATCGGTCGACACCCTGCAGTACGCCGCGACTTTAAGCTTTGGCGCTTCCTCCTGAATGCTGTGCCCGTTTCTGCGGATCGCCGGAATAACTGAAACTGTCATATTTGCCATACTCTTCGATCTCCTTGTATAATATATTTAGGTTGATAAAGGTAACCTATAAACCTTTGTCAATTGAAAAATTATGCACAATAGTGTATAATTAATTTATTAGATAGAGGATGTCGTTTTCTCCTTGAGGTTTAATCTCGCACTTGAAAGACTGACACCTCTTCTGATAAACTGATTACGAATAAGTTGGATGTTGACTGATTTTTCAGTACTTCGAATATAGAACAAGGCAGTAACGTTTATCAGCAAAGAGGAAACTATCTAAAATTTTAATTAATGGTGATTTATATGCTTTACTTAGGAATTGATATTGGTAAAAACACTCATGTAGCCTCTCTTATTGATGATAACGCTAAGCCAAAATTTAAAGCGTTTTCTTTCTCTAATACTTCTGATGGTGGCGAAAGCTTGTTACAAAAGCTTTCTACATATTCAGTTAGCGACATTGAAGTAGGCATGGAATCAACTGGGCAATATTGGCTGGCTCTCTATTCCTTTCTTGTGGAAAAAGGATTTGTTGTCCATGTTGTTAATCCTATTCAAACCGACGGTTGGCGTAAAGGTACTGAAATCAGAAAACGAAAAACCGATAGCATTGATTCTGTTTTAATTGCAGAATTAATACGCTACGGAGATTTTGTTGAAACTTCACTTTCTGATGAGAATACCTTGTCATTACGCAATTTGTCGCGCTTTAGAAATTATCTTGTCGGTTCTATCGGTGATTTAAAGCGTAAAGTAATTTGCGTTTTAGATCAAGTGTTTCCAGAATATCAATCGGTTTTTTCTAATGTTTTTGGTCAAACATCAAAAGAACTTTTACTTAATTTCCAAACAATAGATGATTTTCAGAATATATCATCTATTCAATTGGAGAATGCACTTAAAAATGTTTCTTTAAAAGGTTTTGCCAAAAACAAAGTTACACAAATTTCAGAACTTGCTGCTAATTCGTTTGGTTTGAAATTCTGTCAAGATAGTTTTTCGCTCCAATTAAAACTGTAACTTGAGCAAATTAAATTTATTGAGGCACAAGTATCTGATGTTGAAACTGAAATTGGCATTTTACTCGACAAAATTAACACTGTAATCACTACAATTCCAGGTATCGGTAAAGTAAATGGTGCTGCTATCATTGGCGAAATAGGCGATATCAATCGCTTTTCAACTCCATCAAAATTGGTTGCATACGCTGGTATTGACGCTTCTGTAAGCCAATCTGGCGAGTATCAGTCTACTAACAACAAAATGAGTAAGAGAGGCTCTCCTCATCTTAGAAAAGCAATTTTTCAGGCAGCTTTAATTGCTTCATTCCACGACCCTATATTTTCAGCATATTATCAAAAGAAGAGAGCCGAAGGAAAACATCATTTAACCGCTGTTGGTGCTGTCGCACGCAAACTTTGTTATACTATTCACGCAATTTTAAAGAACGATATACCATATATACCTCAAATCCAAAAATGATTACTACCATAGTAATTATTTACCATAGACTTGGCATTTGTCAGGTCTTTTTGTCATGCATACTTATTCATTCTTTATTCAAAAATATTTTTCATTTTTCTCTTGACTTTTTATAGTTGGTCTTTCTGATATGCTTTCCATTAATAAAAACAAAGGCCGCACATCCAGTGTGCGGCACAGTAATTTTCATAAATATCTGTCTGATAAAATCTGAATCAAATTCCATCTGTGATTGTGACAGTAAATTAAGCAGTTTTTTCGTATAATAATCAAAGCCATCGGTCTTGGCAAGAGAATACGCGTATTCAGCCTGTTTTATTGGATCGTCATACAATTTTTGAATTTTTTCTTTCCTTTCATGCGGCTTTTCAGAAACGAAATTGATATTATCAGACGCCCAATTTATAACATTCATAACTGCCTGATTGAAATCTTCCTCTTTAAGTTTACAATAGTTACCGCACTTGCTGCAGCGCCAGAATTCTCTTTTCTTCTCCCTGTAACGCCTGAATATGCCGCCGCATTCCTCGCAGTATATTAAATTATGAAAAGCGCCGGATTCCGCTTCTCTGTTCCTTCCCAGTTTCTGCAGGCGGTATGTATTTTCCGCCTGTGCTTTGTCAAACAGCTCCCTGGTAATCAAAGCGGGGTAGAACCCTTCGCCGGTATAAGCACTGTTTTTAATCATTTTGCCGAGAGAAACATGCGTCAAAAGAATGCCCAATTTTACGGCTATTTTGTCTAATGCCGCTCCGTTTACATACAGTTCAAACAGTTTTTGTACATTCCCGCCTTTTATCGGGTCAATCTCAGCGTTGCCGTTTTTTATAATATATCCGTAAGGAATATGCGCCATTTATCTCGCCAGCCTTTCCTTTAAAGTTAATCCGCATTTTAACTGGAAACCTATTTCAGTATCCGATAATACAATGATTTTACTTACAAACCGCTTGAATATATCTTCGCTGAACGTTTCCGAAAATTTCGCTTCCCTGTACAAAAATCTGTACAATTCTTCAGCTTCATATAATGTAGATTTTTCCCTGTCAGCGGAACCGCTGAGTATTTCAATCTGTTCCCGTATTATTACCGCTTCCGTCTGAAGTATATTTTTCTTTTCCTTATACAGCGCCGGTTCCAGATACCCGCCGGCAAAAAGCGCCGTTATCGTCTGTCCCTGCCCGGCAAGCTCGGAAAGCCTGTCTTTCAGCCTGTCTGTTTCCCCATTTCTGCCGTCGCTGTCCTTTGCTTTCAAGCCCTCAATGAGCGGCGTCAAAATCTCAATTCTATAGGACAGCAGCTTGTTCATCATAATAACGAAGGCGGATTTTATCTGTTCTTCGCGCACAAACAGCATGGAACATCCTTTGCCGTTGCTGTCAATATGTTTTGTGCAAGCCCAGGCAATATATTCAGAAAGCCTGCCCTGGTTATGTATCCGCCTGCGGAAGTTTGTTTTGCAGCTTCCGCACTCAATTATGCTGGAGAAAATATATCTGCATATATATTTTTCGCTGTTCTCTAAATCAATACCTTTTTCCAGCCCGCGCATTTTAATCATATTCCCCGCCGCTTCAAACTCCTCACGTGAAATGATCGGGGCATGATGATTCTGTATAAAATACTGATCTTCCGTGCTGTTGTTTTTCCGGCAGTTAAAATTGATGTCCGTATACGTCTTCTGAAACAGAACATCGCCGGTGTATTTTTCGTTTTTCGCAATCCCGCAGATGGCTGTCGCCAGCCACTTTTTCCCCTTGGGCGATAATATCCCATCTTTATTCAGCCCGGCCGCTATCATTCGGTATCCTTTTCCATCCAATATTTCTGTAAAAATCCGCTTCACTATTTTGGAAGTTTCCGGATTGGGAACGATGGTTTCCCCGTCATAATCATAACCGTAAGGCGGATATGACAGTTTGAATGTACCGTCCTGAAACCGTTTTTTTATACCCCATTTGTTATTGAGAGAAATGGAAACCGACTCGCTTGCAGCCATGGAGCTGAGTATGGAAAGAATGACCTCACTGTCGAAGGTCAGCGTGTTGATGTTTTCGCTCTCGAAAAATATACCTATACCAAGCCCGCACAGCTTCCGCACGATCTCCAGACTGTCTGTCGTTTTACGCGCCAGGCGCGAGATGGATTTTACAAGAATTAAATCAATCTTCCGAAGCTCGCAGTCAGCAATTAGATGATTAAGCCCGTCGCGGTTTTCTTTTTTTGTACCGCTGATTCCCTCATCATAGTATATCCCCGCGAATATATAGTCCGGGTTTGCGCTGATACAGCTTTTGTAATGAGTGATCTGCGCGGAAAGGCTGCTCAGCTGTTCTTCGCTGCCGGTCGATACCCTGCAGTATGCTGCCGTCCTAAACTTCCTGCTCTGTTCCATATCCATAACCGATTCAATTTTCGTTACCTTTTTCAATGCCATTTCTCCTCCTTTTCATGCGGTTCTATACCTATTATAACTCTGCATGAAAGACTATATCAAGGCATGAATTTTCCATATTCAAAGTTTATTTTATTCCATCAGTTTTGCCAGTTGCGGCTGAAAGCTGGTTCGGTTTAGACAGTCGATTTTATGATACTCCCGATCTGTAATCAGGCCTTGATTCAACATCCCGGCTATGATTTTTCTTGACATCTGATAATAAATCTCATTCTGCATCTGTTCCTGTGACATAAAAACGCCTCCATCTTTTTTCTATATATCATGTTCCCGCATATAATGCAGTGTTTTCCTTGCCAGCCAGTACACCCGCCCATCCGGGTTCTGTTCCATTTCTGCTTTGAAGCCGTCAATATCCGATACAATATTCTTTGTAGGTTTTAGGATCTGTCATCGTATTCGTAAATTCATGGAACAAAAATTCAAACGCATTGGGCAGTATTTTGTCTCTTTGCTGGATAAACGCGGAAGTTGTAGCGGTGTTCGCATCATAACCGTTTGCTTCTAAAAGTTCTTTGTAAATACTGTTGCCGCCCATAGATAAAAGCAATTGTATCACGGTTTCAAACGGCAGTTTTCGCTTGCGCGTGAAATCCTTTTCGGGGTTTTTGACAAAAGCGGCTGGTGATTCTGACATTTTGTTTATCAGCGCAGTTAGACGCTGTTTTACTATGTTGGGAAATTCATTCATTTGGCAAAGCCTCCTTAAAATGTACTCGTTTCAAGGGCTTCGCCGCATATTTTTTGCTATTTGTCAATTCTTTTTGAAATTTTTTTAAAATTTTTACATAAAAAAAGGGCAGGGTATCTTTTTTTGATACTCTACTCTTTTTGACGCTTATAACCTTTTGCCTTAACTTAATGACATTGCCTATATCGGAGCGCTTTCTGCCTGCTATTCTGTTTAGCAATCGCCATCACTGTATGCCAAGCCGCGCAGGCGGACAAATCGGCATCAAACTGTCTGTGCCTTTCCACAAAAACACAGATACTTCGCCGCCGTCCGGCGAGGATGGGAGCGTAAATGTGAAACTCTGCTTGCCTGCTATGCCAAGGTCAACCTCCGCAAACTGCATATTCAGCAGCTTCTTGCCGTTATACTGCGCAAAAATCAATTTGACTTTTTTTGCCGAAGGCACGCCCACCGACACCTCGGCGAGGAAGGTTTCCGAATCTTTTTTCGTCAGGTGCAAACAAACTGCTTGGAGCGTCAGCGTACCTATGGCGGAATTGTCATTTAAAGCTTGAACCGAACCGGCATAGCCTTTCCCTGAGGCAGTCATCGCCTCGGTAACGGTTGCTCCCTCCGGCAGCCAGAGATACAGCCTGCCTGCTGTGTCTGTATACATACCGGTAGTACCATAGCTATATACCGCTCCGATGGTCAGCGCTTCAATGGACGCAGCTGAATTTACGTTTTCTAACGCTATGGTTGTTAGATAAACCCTCGCGCTACCGTTTGTAGGCGCGGAAACGTCGTCCGCGTTGACCGACCCGCCTGTAATTGTGAGGGTTCCTCTGATGGCCGTACCAAAGCCCGAACCTGTGGCATAGACTGTGCCGCCGCTGATTGCGACTACGCTGCTCGTACCTTGATAGCCGTCGCCGATGCCCGCACCGCCGTAAGAACCTGCGGCATTGACCGTGCCGCTTTTAATTGTAATCGTACCACCATTGCCATAATCGCCGCCGCCGATGCCCGCACCGCCGTAAGAACCTGTGGCGTTGACCGTGCCGCTTTTAATTGTAACCGTACCACCATTCCCAGAAGCGCCGCCACCGATGCCCGCACCGCCTTCAATGCCGCCTGTGGCATTGATTATGCCGCCGTTGATGACGATACTGCCGTTATTGCCAGAATATCCGCCGCCGATACCCGCGCCGCCTTCGGCACTCTCCGTGCCGCCCGTGGCATTGACTATGCCACCGTTGATGATGATACTGCCGCTACTTTCACTGTAGTTTCCGCCAATACCCGCGCCGACATGCCCGGTAGCGTTTAGCACGCCTGTGCCGCCTGCCTGTCCGTAGATGGTAAGGCTGCTGCCTGCGGGAACATTGATACCGGCAATTCCGAGGTTTACCGTTCCGTTAACGATAAGCGTGCATCCGTCCGCCAGAATCAGGGAAACGTTGCCTGTGACAAAGACCGTTTCATTGATGGTAACATCACCCGATATAATATACCAGCCGTCTGCAAGCTCTGTTGTGGCAGCGGTGATTTTTTTTGCCGCCACACTGCGGATACTGCCGTTTTCATCCGCATACGGCACGGAAATATCAACCCATACGGCCGTGGCGGTTAAATTGGAACCGGCGACGGTGAGCGTGTTGCCGGGATAATAGATATGTCCGTTGACGCACCAACCGACAAACATACTGTTTTCACGGCTCATATTGCCGTCATTGTCGGCTAGCGTCACTGTTTCCCCATTTGCATACCCAATGGAATCAATGGGTACAGTGCCGCCTGTGCTGCCGTTTCCTTCATATGTAATAGAATAGACGGGCTTCCAGACAGCGTTTAGTAAAAGGGTGCTTAATCTGTCCTGAATATGGTATTCATCCCCGGGCTGATAGACCGTAGTGCCGTCGCTCCAGCCGGAGAACCGGAATCCCGTTCGTGAAAGGCCGCCCGTATTGCCGGAAAGCGTCACCGTGGAGCTGGTTGAATAATCGGCGGCGGCGGGCGCGATTCCGCTTGTGTTGCCGTTGCCGCTGTATGCCACCCTACAAAGGGGTTCATCGCTTTTAAGCGTTGACCATATGGCGTAGGCGGTCACGTTGCCCGATATGGTCATGCTTGCGCCGGGTTGGTAAAACGCGCCTTGCGCCCACCATCCGCAGAAAACATAGCCTGTTTTGCTGATTTTTGCCGATGCGCCGCTGTTCCACAGATTGACCACAGCGAGCTGCGCGGTGTTTCCGGCCTGATAGCCTTTGAAATCGGTTGGAACGGTTCCCCCGTCATTGCCGCAGCCGTTGTAGGTGACGATTAAAAACTCAGGATATAGCGACCATTTCGCATAAAGCGTGATGTTTGACGAACCCATTGTGAAGGTATCGCCTGCTTGGTAGGTTGTGCCGGAGCCGTCGGCGGTTGTGCTCCAACCGGCGAAATAGCAGTCACTCGGACCGGTCATAGTACCGGGGTAGATTGCCGTCACCGTGCTGCCCACGTTGTAGGAAGTTCCCACATTGTTCGCATAGCCGCCCGTGCTATGGTTCGCGTTATAGAAAACCCGGTATACCGGATTGGAAAAATACACCGCATAAAGCGTAACGTTGCCGGTCTTCATCATAAACCGGTCGCCAGGTACATAAGCCACACCGCCATAGGGTTCTGTACTCCAGCCACCGAAATAGTAACCGGCAACCACAGCCGTGCATTCGGGCGCCGTGACCATGGTTCCTTCGCCGTATGCGGTGCCCGCCGGCAGGCTGCCGGTATAAGCATAACTAGATTTTACCGCGTAGGAAACGGTGTGGGTTATTGTGCCCGCCGTCCACATGGCGTAAAGCTCAATCGGTACTGACCGACCTTCGCTATCAATGGCAAGGGTAACTTTATTTCCCGCGTGATAGGTTGTGCCGGAACCGTTCGCAGCAGTATTCCAGCCGGCAAAATAATATCCGCCCCGGAAAAGACCGCCGGTGTTTCCCAAAACTGTGGCTTGTTCTCCAGGATAACAAATTACTGAGTCCTCTGGCACAGTTCCGCCCACAGCTCCGTTAGAATTGTAAAGTATTGAACCGACCCGCGCACCTTGACCTCCCCCTCCCCCCCATACAAATACCGGAAACAGCACGACGGATTCGCGGTTTGCGGGATATGCAAAGGTACTGCTATAAACGGTTCCGCCGCCGTTCGGACGGGTGCTCCAACCGGTAAAGTTATAGCCACTTTTGCTGAGGCTTCCGCCGCTTTTTACTGTGACGGTTTCCCCAGCAACGTACAGCACGGCATCCGTGGGAGCAGCCCCCGAGTCGGCACCGTAGTTGGAATATGTAACCCGCCCAGAAGTGAATGAGGTAAGAGGCGTTAAAGGCGTATATGAATATATGGCATACAACGTGGTATTACCGGATATGAAAAAAGTATCCCCCGGCTGATAGGCTGCGCCGGAGCCGTCCGCGGCGGTATTCCAGCCAGACAGATAACAATATAAACTCATCCCGCTGACCCATTGCGTCGCAAACGCACCGTAGGTGCCGAGAACGGTCACCTTTGCGCCGGGCGGGTAAGCGGCAGCGGCCGGTGCAGACAGGCTTGTGCCTTGCGTGTTGTATGTCACCTTGCAGACCGGAACCCATCTGGCATAGAGGGTGAGGTTGCCCGTCACCGTGAAGACTTGTCCGGACGGATAAAGGCTGCCGGCGCTGTCCTGCCATCCGGCGAACAGACACCCCTCTTTTGAAAGCGTTCCCTGCCCCGGTAGTGTAATGGTCTGTCCGGAGGCATAACGCCCCATAGCGGGCAAAGCGCCGCCGTCGTTTCCGCTGCCGTTATAGATGGTGCTGTAAGGATAGGGGCTGGAAACCGCCCATACCGGGTATAGTGTTAAGTTGGAAACGATGGTAATCACGTCTCCGGGCATATAGAATGAGCCGGTTCCATTCGCCATGGTATTCCAGCCGTTGAATATTTTGTAGTCGGGCGGACTAATCATCTGCGCATAGTCCGGCAGCCGCACCTTTGTGCCTTTCGCATAGGCAGCCGTAACATTGGTCACAGGCACACCGCCCGTGCCGCCCACACCACCGACGCCGCCGCTGCCGCCGCCGGAGCTGCCGCCGGAAAGAAGTGAGCCGCCGTTTGGTTCATAGGTGATGGTATAAACGGGCTGCCACATGGCGTAAAGCGTCATATCGGACTCGACGGTTATCGTATTCCCGGACTGATAAGTTGTGCCGGAGCCGTCCGCCGCGGTGTTCCAGCCCCCAAAGGCATAGCCTGTTTTGAGTAAACTTCCGGTGTTACCTGCCACCGTACACGAAGGGGAGTTAGTCAGTGTCAAGACACTCGCTGGGGCAAAGCCGCTGCTTGCCCCGTTTGCGCTGTATGCAACCGAAAAGTACATCCTCATATCAGGAGCGTTTTTATATATGGGGTATAGGGTAACGCCGCCCGCGCTCATGTGAAGAACACTTCCCGGGTCATAACCTACGCCGCTGCCGTTTAAATCGGTATTCCAGCGTTGAAAGCCGTATCCGGCATCCAGACTTCCGCTATTGCCCAGCACGGTCACATCAGCTCCCTCGGGATACTGAACGGAATCCACAGGAGGCTCGCCCGTGTGCGCCGCCGTGCCGCCGCTGTAGACGACTGAGTATAGCGGAATCCACACTGCGCAAAGGGTAACGCCGCCTTTGGGCATAGAAATGGTATCGCCCGGCTGATAAGCCACCGCGTCAATTCTCCAACCCCCAAACCGGCAGCCGGTCTTTTCCAGATTTCCGATGTTGTCCTGCACCTGCACCAAAGTGCCCTGCTCGTATGTGCCGGAATCGGTCGGAACAGCACCTCCCGTCGCCCCATTTGGGTCGTAAACGACAGCATATCCTCCCGTTACCGAAGCGCCCGCCAAAAACGCCGCGTTTGCCAGTACGGCAAACAACATGACCGCACATAAAAACAGACTGATACCCCGGTTCCTTTTTACCTTTGTCATAGTGATGTCCTCCCTGTCGTAAATTTTAGAATCTACAAAGTCTGACCTTACAGTATTCTTCTTGATATTTATATGATTTTTCACATGATAAAGCCGATTTAAGCTCTTTTTAATTTAATAAGCAAATTAACAGTTTTCATTAAAAACATGGTCGGCGCAAATCACTTTAATATGATTATATAACATACTATTTATTTTGTCAATATATTGTATATTATGTCACCCGTTGTTTTTTTAGAATTCTCCCGAAATAAACAAAAAGCGCCCCCTTATCGGAGCACTTTTCACTTACCGTTTACTTTTTACTCCTCCCGCATCCGGCACAAGAACCGCAGTGCATCACCGATGCCTGCCCGGTAGTAGAAACGGGTTTCCTCGCCCGACAGTATGCTGCGAGCGGATTCATAGGTGTTCCACAGCCTTTGCTGTTCCTCAGAAAAGCTATCCTTCAGCTTTACCTCATGTCCCTCCGACTGTTCCATTGCTTCGGAGACCGCCTTGGAGGAAACATAGCCCCAGTCGTTAATTCTGCCGGTTATGAAGTCCTCCATCGCTTTTTCAAATCTTTCATTCATTTGCATATACCCTCCCCTTCGTTTTGGTTACACTTTATATATGCCATAAACTCAAGAATAATGCAATTATAGAATTTCATAAATATACCAGCTGTAATTAGTCTACATTACACAGTTAGTCACAGAATATGCTTTTCAGCTTCCTTTTTCCCCAGCACATACGCCGCTTCCAGTGCTTTTCGCAGCTGCCATATCGACACCTTATGAAAATCCATAATGTCGGAGTTCCTTGTTTCCAGCGTATCAATCAGAAGCATTTCCTTTGCGATTTTAGCAAGCTCCTCATTCATATAGATTGCCTCCATTCTCAGATTACTCCACTACTTTAAATCCTTGCTTTTTATACAGCGCAGTGTAGGTCGGTGCTTGTTTTTTGCGACTTTCTATAAGTATACCAATATCCTCATTTCCTTTTTGCACCACCAGCAGGCAATGCCAGAAGTTGTTCACGTCCACCGTCATCAGCGGTATATTGTCCGCGATGAATTGCCTTGGCATTAATAAATCGAATGAAAGATTCTCATACTCAAGTTTGCTTAGGGTGATCACCTTTTCAACCACATAACGCTGCGGCTTTTTGCCGCGACTGATACATTCCGTACGGTAATCCTCCAGTTCTCTTAGCCTCCGCGCCTGATGCTTGAAGTACGCCGTTCCCGTTTGTTTTTCCTTCATGGTTAACACTCCAATCGTTTGATTTCCCTGAGTTTCTCAGGGTTATTAGTATGTTAACTCTGAAGTTCGTGTCAGTCAAATTAATAGCTCACGATAATCTTGGACAATGTTAAAAAAGTTTTGTCGGTAATGAACAATACCCAACATTCCCCCTGTGCCGCCCGTTACTTCAAACCGGAAAGCAGGGCTTCCATCGGGTCTTCCTCATCCGTAGACTCACCGTTTCCGCTGATCCTGCTGCGCGAAGACGGCGTCATGCCGAATTCCTCACAAAACTTCTGCATAATCTTCATGTACGTCTGCGCAATTGAAACATGGGGTATTTGCTGGAAATAGCCTGACGGCGTCCGGACTACATATCCATGTTTTGTGATAAATTCATCCGCTGCCTTCCAACGGCTGTAAGCCTGGCAATACCCCGCAAAAGCGGCGCAGTCAAGCTCAGTGAGCAGTCCCAGCCGTTCCAGCTGTTTTGACTTTCTCGCCCACTCTTTTTTTGCCTCGTCATCCAGCCATGCGGGGCATTTCGGAGCGGCGCCTTCCGGCTTTGGTTCCCGGCGGTTCAGCGGCCTGCGACCCGGATTGCCCTCAAGCTCTTTTACTGCTGTCGGTTTCGGTTTTCTTCCTCTTATTGCCATAAACATCCCCCTCCTTTTTTACCATGTTGTTTTTATTTCCTTAAATACTATTATAACAGATTACTTTCGTCATTCTTAAAACTTTCTATAAATTTATTATGCTTCCTTCTTGGGTATTGCTCATCATGCTCTCCAATGCTAAATGCTATTTGCAGCCACGTTAAGCCGTTTATGTACCGAAGCGAGAATATTAATTGCATTTCACCATCCTCAATATTGTTTATATATTGATTCAAACGGTTAAGTTCATAATAACACTTTTTTAAATTCAGATCCAACAATGCTTTTAAATCTGCAATCTCTACTGTATATTTTGCAAGCTTATCTGATACGCTATGCTCTTTTGGCATCCCGGTTATCGTAGCAGCACATGATGTCTCGATAGCCTCTAATTCCGATAGCCGCCGCTGCTGCTCTTTAATTTCCCTGTTCAGGCAATATAGCTGTGATAATTTTTTTTTCGTCATTGGCTGTCCCCCGTTTATATAAACTAAGCCTTCTTTTACCCTCACATCATTACGCTTTTTTCATCAAAGATATAATTATCAGCAAATTTATCAAAATACCAAATCCGACTAGCCCTTGCGGCTCTCACCACGCAAAGGCTAGCCATCTTCGGAAGCAATCATTTTTGCTCTGCCTTGATACGGGACTTTCAGGTTATTTTCATAACCCGGTCACGCAAAGTCCATGTCCCTGCATATGTCTGTTGATATAACTCTAATGACCAGGTAAGACCGAACCATACAATACAGGAGCCACCAGTCTGAAGATTTAAACCATGTCCTGCAGATGCTGGATGAATTAAGCCGACCGGTATTTCCTTGTTGTTCCACTTGCGAATACTATCAGCGGTATCCAACTTGGAAAATGAAATCTTTATGTTATAAAGTCTTTCTACAATTCTATCGTAGTCGTGCTTATACCAATAGGCTACAAGTATCGGTTTTCCGGCAGCTGCCTCAATAATATCCTCCAAGGCATCCAACTTCTGATTATGAACGATCTGAGTTTCACCACTATCGTTATAAATGGCACCGTTTGCCATCTGACAGAGCTTGCCTGCAAGCGCCGCAGCATTTGCAGCAGTAACCTCGCCACCAGGAATCTCAAGTACAAGGTCTCTTGCAAATTCACCGTAGCGCTCCGCCTCTTTTTCAGAAAGCATAACTGTGTATTCACTGCTGACCAGTTTAGGCATCTTAAGATAATCCGTAGATTTCATTGAAATTGTAATATCGGAAATTTTCTTGTAGATACATTTCTCTGCTCCGGGAATTGGCTTGTAGCTGTAAATAATCTGGCCGTTACGCTTATCCGGCATGAAGTAGTTGCTACGAAACGCAGTTATGAACCTTCCAAGCCTTGCACCCATGTCCAGTAATTTAAACTCAGCCCATAGATCCATAAGACCGTTGCTGCTTGGTGTTCCAGTCATTCCAATAATACGCTTTACTCTAGGACGCACCTTCATTAATGACTTGAAGCGCTTGGCCTGATTGTTTTTGAAGGAAGAAAGCTCATCAATTATAACTGTATCGAAATCAAACGGGAGTCCGCTCTCATCAATGAGCCAGGAAAGATTCTCACGGTTGATTACATAGATATCAGCTGTGGCCTTTAACGCTTGAACCCGTTCAGTGACGCTTCCTACTGCAACAGAAACAATCAGGTCAGATAGATGATCCCATTTTTCAATTTCAGCTGGCCAGGTATCTCTTGCCACTCGAAGTGGTGCTACTACTAACACTTTATGGGCTTCGAAGAAATCAAACAGTAGGTCATTTATTGCAGTAAGAGCAATACTTGTTTTTCCTAAACCCATATCAAGCAGTACTGCTGACACAGGATTTGATTCGATATAACTGATAGCATACTTCTGGTAATCATGTGGATTGTACTGCATCTAAAATCCCTCCAATCTGACTCTCGTCGTCTAGTACGAAAACTAAATAGCCTAATGCTCTAAGCAATTTGTGCCTTGCCATCTGTAATGGACGCGGGCGCTTACCAGAGGTCTTAACCTCAACAAAGGCAATCTTTCCTTCAGGCATTAGAACGATTCTATCCGGCATACCATCAAAGCCCGGTGATACAAACTTCACTGCCAGCCCGCCACGCTTTTTTGCTTCCAAAGTTAACTTCTTTTCTATTTCTTTCTCTCTCATCGTTATATCTCCATCAAAATTGGTGACGGTCTGTGGTGGTCTCCCCATAAACTCCTTTATATAAGAATTTTTATAATTTTTACTCTAATGCGAAGTTCTGTATATGACCATAACTGACCGTCACCTTATTAGGTCAGTGTTGCTCGGTGCAACTCAATTTAGAAACTCTTCCTCTTTTAAGCGCACGCCATAAATGAAGCTACCTGTTTTGGCCTTTTTGCGTTCCAACCCAGCAGCCTCCAAAGCAGCGTAGAAGTCTGTTGTGCTTCTTGTGTACTCACCGTTGCGCCCACAATGGGCACGGTATTCCTGATAAAACTCACCGGATTTTTGCTGGTATGTCTTATCAACTTCGCAACAATCCTCCAAAAAGGAAGCAAGCCAGTCATTATTTTCTCTGTACGCTTCAATAGCCTCCTGAACACATGCTGGCACACTGAAATGGTAGTTAGCCTCAATAGCGTTCTTTGCACCTTCGATGATCCAGCTCATGATGTACGAGCCTGCATTGGTAACAAGGTAGTCGGCGTAGTTTTTGATGTCACTCTTATTCTCAATTCTTGCATTAAACGGAATGACTATAAGACGTCTCCAGGTACCATCATCATTGGCACCGACTCTAGGAAGATGATTCGTGTAAAGCACCAGTGTATGAGAAGGCTCAAACTTAAATGGGTCCTTATACTTTTTCTCGGCTTCGATTTCATCAGTAGAGCTAAGCTGTTTAACAATTGAAGTGTTCAGGCGCATACCCTCTTCAAGCTCGGAAGCAATGATGAGGCGTTTGCCCTTAAGCTCCGCCATTTCAGGTTTTACGTTTCTGCGACAGCCAACTGTAAGTGTATCGGCTGAGATAGCACCACTATAGGCAAGCTTATAGACAAGAGGCAA